TACGCCCTACGCCACTAAAGGGAATAGAATTAAGGCTAGAAAAAGAAAATTAAACGAAAAGTTAAAAAGCATCATACTAGATTTAATAGCTGACTCATTCACCCTGAGGCAAATTTTTTCAAAGCCTGAAGGCGAACTATTTAAAAAAGGCATTGAGTATAGCTGGAGCAGCTTTAGAAAAGAATTAATTAATGATAACGATTTAATGGTCCGTTACCAAAAAGCAAAAGAACTCTGTATTGATCTAGAATTATCAAGTTTAAAAGATAAGCGTCTTGAATTAGAGTCCAAGATTGAAAGCGGACAGATTGACGGCAAAGCCGGACAAAACTTAGTTAATCTTTATAAAATTGTATCTGCTCACTCACAATGGACAGCAAGTAAGCTCAAATCTAAGGTATATGGAAAATCTGCGGATGTTTTGACACTAAAAGGATCTGATTCAGAACCAATTAACATCTCTTGGACAAGGTAAATAACTTAGAATGATTCTAAATACATAATGTTTATGCTGATTATTCTATAACTAACACAGCTAAGCTATGTTACTTATATGTGAAATAGAAAATAATAGGTAAGCAAAGCTGACCTATAATGAGAAAAGCTAGATAAATGGTAATGATTACCGGTAACGAAGTATTATCGTCTTAAAACTTTTAAGAGAATCAGAACTAATTATGCAACTTGGGGGGTTTGTTTATTCGGCTTGGGGGTTTTTTCAATCGGATGGGAATTTTAATTTTAAGGGAGGTATAAACATCTAAACTTTATTATTTGATTTAAGTTTGAACTAAAACTGCATGGACAATTTAATTTTAAAAACAATCATTTTTATTTTAAAAGACAAGGAAACAGGAAAACCAGTTGTGGTTACCCATTTTCAAGGTTTTGAAAATGATGATGAAGCTAACGATTTTAGCAAATTCCTAACCGACCAATTCACCGGAGATATTCCCAAATCCTTCGACACAGAAACTCCAACACCCAAAAGAACATTGCACTAGGAGAATGAATCTTGCCTGAAACCAAGACTTATCGACCTTTGCCAGACCCACTTGCCATCGCTAATAGTGGAATAGATGGACTAGGGATCTTTGCAAAAGAGAAGGTGGAAAAGGGGAGGAATTTCGGAATGTCGCATTTACAATTTGGCTCAGAGATTATCCGCACACCGTTGGGTGGGTTTTTAAACCATTCCGATAATCCGAACTGCGAAAGAGTAAAGCTGCGTTTTACCAACCAGGATGATCCCAAACTAACCTTTGATTTTAAAAAATGGAATTTAATCGCTTTAAGGGATATAAAATCAGGAGAAGAGCTAACGGTGAAATATGAGTGGTATAAAGTTTAATAGGGGGGGTTTTGAATTAAAATGAAACAAATTGTCATTCCCTATAAGCCAAGAGAATTGCAGAATTTTTTGCATAAAAAATGCGATAAGAACCGGTTCAATGTTATCATTGTTCATCGAAGAGGCGGCAAGACCGTATTCAGCATCAACCATTTAATCAGAGCAGCTCTAATGAATAAGAAGCCTTATCCTAGATACGCCTTTATTTCGCCATACCGTTTACAGGGAAAAGCCACAGCTTGGGATTATTTAAAACAATTTTCTGCCTCAATTCCTGGTGTGAAGTTTAATGAATCAGAACTCAGAGTAGATTTCAACGTCAACAATTCCAGAATACAGATAATCGGAGCTGAAAATTCCAACGCCATCAGAGGGCAATACTTTGATGGGATTATTGTCGATGAAACCCAGAACGTAGCACCGGACCTGTTTGATACTATTCTTAGACCTTGCTTATCCGATAGGGGTGGGTTTGCTATTTTTATTGGAACGCCAAAAGGTAGAAATTATTTTTATGAATTGCATGAAATGGCAAAGCATACCAACGATTGGTTCACTTGTGTTTTTAAAGCCAGTCAAACTAATATTATTGATAACAAGGAACTGACGGCAGCTAAAGATGTGATGTCGCCAGAGGCTTACCAGCAGGAAATGGAATGTAGCTTTCAAGCTGGAATTTCAGGATCTTATTATGGCAACCTGATTGAAGAATTGGATAAAAAAGGTCGGATTAAGGATTTTGAAATTGATGATGAAATGGAAACCGAAACCTGGTGGGATTTAGGCATGAACGATAGTACGGTGATTTTGTTTGCCCAAAGGCATAATGGAGAAATTAGAATTATTGATTCTTATGAAAATTCTGGAGAAGGCTTGGATCATTACTTAAATATTATTGACAGCAAACCTTATAACTTCTCCAAGCACATCGCACCCCATGACATTAGGGTGAGGGAACTGGGAACGAACAAGTCCAGATGGGAAACCGCTAAGGAATTAGGCTTAGAATTTGACATTGCACCAAAACTTAGTGTAGAAGATGGAATTGAACAAAGCAGACGACTTTTACCTAAATGCTGGTTTCACAAAAAGAATTGCAAAAAGCTCATAGAAGCATTAAAGTCCTATTGTAAGCGGTGGGATGAAAAAAATAACTGCTTTAAGAATAGACCCTTACATAATTGGGCATCACATTTTGCTGATGCTTTTCGTTATGGTTCAATCGTAGAGCCGATTAATCGAAGCGACTGGAAAAAACCGATTAAAGTAAACACAACGTATATCGTATAGAATGGCAAAAAAAATTAAATACTCCGAAGATCCTGATTTAAGAGCTGTCATAGGCAAACAGATTAATAATTCTTTAGGATATTTGGGCGGACCTTTAGCAGCAGCTAGAAGAAAATCATTAGAATATTATTTAGGCGACAAGCTAGGCACAGAAATTGACGGAAGATCACAGGTCGTAAGTACCGATGTGGCGGACACTGTGGAAAGTATGCTGCCGAACCTTTTGCGAATCTTCACAGCCTCAGATAAAGTAGTTCGTTGCGATCCGGTAACGGCTGAAGATGTTCCGATGGCGGATCAAGCCACTGCTTATTTAAACCATGTTTTTTATAAAGAGAACGATGGCTTTAAATTACTTTATAATTTTTTTAAAGACGCTTTAATTGAAAAAAATGGATTCTTAAAAGTCTATTATGATGAAAGCGAAAGAATTGAATACGAAACTTACAAAAATTTAAACGAAGATGAATATTATGCGTTGATGGACACTGACGATGATATTGAAAAGATTGAAACAGAAGAAGTTGTTGACGAAAAAGTAAAAGGACAAAACGAAGAGATCATCGCTAAAGCCGAAATGGAAATAAGCGATCCTGCCCAACTAGAAATTATCAAAGCTCAACTGCCAAAACCGGTTCTGCATCATTGCACCCTGAAAAGAACGATTAAAAAGGGAATGATTAAAGTCGAATCGATTATGCCGGATGAATTTTTAATTAATCGTAACGCCAAGTCCATCGATGAAGCGGATTTCATAGCTCAAAGAGTTTATATGACTAGATCCGAAATTATCCAGATGGGATTTGAAGAAGAAGATGTCATGCGATTGCCAACCGCTCAAGTTTCTTTGTTCAATACTGAAAATTTAGTACGACAAAGACCGGTTAGTGCTTTTCCCATAGAAACGCCAACAGATAAGTCAACGGAAAAAGTTGAAATTTATGAATGTTATGTGCGTTATGATTATGACAAAGATGGCATAGCAGAATTAAGAAAAGTTTTAACGGCAGGAGTGGATGGTGCTTTTATTTTAGAAAATTCGCCATGCGATACGATGCCGTTTGTTTCGGTTACACCGATTCCAATGCCGCATAGATTTTATGGTCGTTCTATTGCCGAATTAGTTGAAGATATTCAATTAATGAAATCAACTGTGATGCGTCAACTGTTGGACAATATGTATTTAACCAATAACAACAGAGTGGCGATCATGGATGGTATGGTCAATATGGATGATCTCCTAACGACAAGACCTGGTGGCGTAGTTAGAACCAAACAACCCCCTCAACAAGTCTTGCAGCCTTTACAAGCTCAACCGATTTCACAACAAGCCTTTCCTTTGCTAGAATATTTAGATTCTGTTAGAGAAGCCAGAACTGGTGTTTCAAAATCAATGCAAGGATTAGATGCTGATACGTTAGATGCTAAAACAGCAACTGGTGTTAATTCGTTAATGACGCAAACGCAAATGCGTTCCGAATTAGTTGCTAGAATTTTTGCCGAAACTGGCGTTAAAGACTTATTTAGAAAAATGTTTGAATTGATGGTTAAATATCAGGACAAAGAAAAAGTAATCATGATTCATAATAAGTATGTTCCGGTTAAACCGACAGAATGGAGAGATCGTTTTAATGTTTCTGTGGTAGTGGGATTAGGTACAGGTTCAAAGGAACAACAAATTGTTATGTTAAACAATATTTTAGAAAGACAACTTCAAGCGTTTCAATTACAAGGAAGCAAGGAATTTCCAATGGTAACTTTAACTAATATGTATAATACATTATCCAAGATTATTGAAAACGCTGGGCTTAAAAATGTGGAAAGTTACTTTGTTAATCCAGAGCTGGGCAAACAAATGATGCCACCTCCACAACCACCGCCA